GTACGTTTTGTATCATAATATTCCGTTAATTATATCGTTTGCTTCGTCTATTGCATCTTCTTGGTCTAAGTAAGTATCTACGTCTGCTATGTGTTTGTTGATTAAAGTTTCTGCCATAGCATAGGTGTAGTGTCCTATTGTGGTCATATCATCTCCGTTTTTACCCGTCTTACATACCGCAAGGAAGTAAGCTTTGTGGGTTAAGAGTAGCCATATAGCGTTTAACTTTCTCATCTGCCTTGACCTCTATATGCTTTTTCTCTGGGCGTGTGCTTATTATAGGACTTCTTTGCAGAACCTCTTTTGCGTTTGCCAAAGCTAACTTTATTATTGTTCTCTTTAATCTTTGCCATAATTCTTTAAATTATATGTACATTAATCTGCTATTATTTTTATTAAACATTCTAACCCTTTGAGTATTAGCATTTAAATTTAATCTATAACAAGCATCTTTTAAGCTATCATAAACTATGCCAGTATATAAATCAATAGTACTTTTAGATTTTATAACAGATATTTTTTTACCTTGTTCAACTCTTGCATTATCAAGTAATCCTATTGACTCTGCGTGTTTATAGTTTTCTTTGGAAGTTACCCATTCCAAATTCTCTATTCTATTGTCATTTTTAATTCCGTTAATATGATTTACTTGCGGCTTATTTTCAGGGTTTGGAATAAAATACTCAGCTATAAGCCTATGTTGAGTATATCTTTTATCATTATTCAATTTAAAATATATATAACCAGTAGAATATAATGCACCTTTTAGTATTCTCCATTGACCACTTCTAATCCTTTTATCACTTAATTTAACTCTAACTTGTCCTAAAATATTTACTTGATATTTCCCGTTATAGCCGATTATGTCTTTCCATATATTCATAATGCACCTTTTTTAAATATTCTTTATATTGTTTCTTATCTCCAAACTCTATATGATGTTGCCTACAAAGTCCCATCAAATTGGCAATCGTGTCTTTGTCTTTGCTGCCACCCATTCCCCTCGCCTCTATATGATGCACATCTACCGCTTGTGAGCCACACACTTCGCAAGGAATGAAGTCGGTTGTTTTATACCCCATTCCCTGCAAATAAATTTGTGTGTGTTTCTGCATACTTTCCCCATTAATTTTTCCGTTAGTTAATAATAAAAAATTAAGTATGCAAATTATTTATTGTCTATTTCTTTTAATTTTCTACTTGCCCACTCAATGCCCTCATCTCCGCCCCAGGCTAACCAAGCTAATCGACCGCACCCGTCTCCTAATTTTCTATCGCTATGTTGTTTATGCCTTGCAAAAGATGCCATTCTTGCAATCGTGTCTCTACTAATTGGTTCTCTATTAGCTAATTGTCTTGCCCTTGCCTTTCCTGTTGCCTCTAAGCAACTTCCCCAACCATTCTCTTCTGCATAGTTAATAGCTATTTGTGCGTTCTCACTTGCTGCCTTTGGGTAATCGGTATAACTTTCAGCGAACTTGCCACCTGCAAGGATAGCCTTCCAAACTTGCATAGCCTTCTCTTCGGTTTCGTATACGCACCCACCTTGTCCGATTTTATACCTTCCGTTACTGCATCTTGTTACTGGCATAGTTTACTATAAATATACTTTCGGTCTAAATTTATCTCGTCAAAGTTATACTTCTTTTGGCAGAACTCAAATAGCTTTTGTCCGCTTTCCTTTCGCATATCCGCATCGCTTACTAAATCTTTTATATGTTTATACCAATCCTTTTGGCTTTTAACATAATGCAGGGGCATATCTAAGTAAGGATTGACGTGGCTAACTATGGCAGGGTTCTTTTTAGCAGCCGTTTCTAATACCTTTAAATTTGACTTCATGGCATTGAACTTGTTATCTACCAATGGTATAATTGAAATATCGCTATCCGTATAAGCACCCATATATTCGGTAACCTTTGCGTAATTATAGATTGTAGGGTTAAGCTTTAGTCCGCAAGTGAACGCATCTATCATTTTATCCCAGATAGGCTTCTCTCCATCGTTGTAACCTGCAATAACAGTTCTTATGTTCATACCTTGTAACCTTTTAAAAGGCTGCCTAAGTATTTCTAAATCTCTTTCGTGCGTTCCGCTACCTGACCAAAACAATCTAACCTTGTAATCTTCGGTCTTATTATCCATAAACTGCTCCTGCCCGTAAGGTAATGCGTTTGGTAATATATGTACGTTCTTATTGTAATGGCTTATCTCGTCTGCTAACCTTTCGTGAGTGCAGGTGCAAAGGTCTGCAACTTCTAAATAATCAGTAATTAGTTTACCTATGTTATTGTACTTATATCTTAAATACAACAAATGGCTTTCGCTAAGTTCCCAGTAATCGTCATTATCGACTACTAATTTAAAGCCGTACTTAGTGCGCCAAATGTCCATTTGCTTTGCATCTATCTCGTTAAGCATTCTATTCATAAGCACAATATCCCAACCTTGCTCTAATAGTTCGTCATTAAGTACATCGGTAATAAGTGCGTACTCTTTTTCCATATTAACTATTGGCATCATAATTCTATGATAGCCGACACCCGAGTTGGCAGAAGTTATACAAAGTATTTTCATAAGTTTATATAATATGTTTTATTCCCATTTGTATAAGCAGATACATTATTACTATGCAAACCCCAGGTCTTTTGTACTAATTCATTTTTATTGTAACCATAAGCATCAATGCTATTTTGCTCAATATGATTAGCGGTATATTCTTTAATAAATTTCGTATGCAAACCTGCTGCCCTGCATCTTGTACAATAATCTAAATCTATTGCTCCGTATGGGTCAAGTTCTTGATTGAATGCACCAACTCTTTTTATAGTTTCTTTTGTGATAGTAAAGTTGCCAATTAAATCAGCCGTGTCATTACCTGTACTATGTAAAGGAATAGAACAAATACCAATAGTTTTGTCTTGTAAAAAGTCATTTCTTATTTGCAACCAATTATCAGGTTCTAATATATCGTTACCCATAATAGTTACATAATCTATATTATCAAAGTTTAAATTCCTTAAGCCTTTATTAGTTGCAAATGCTATACCTTCTTCATTAATGATAGTAACTATATCAATATGCTTACCCGCATTTTTGATATTATCAAACAATGTATTGATGTTCCTATCTTTATAGTTTAAGTATACTATTGCATTCATTATCTTATGTTTGAGCCGATTTCCCTTGCTGGAACTCCTGCGTATTTAGTATTGGGTTTTGCATCTCCTTTTACAAAAGCACTTGCACCTATCATACAATTTTCTCCTACGTTTGCAAATTGATGTAGAACTGCATTAAGTCCTATATTAGCACCATTGTCTACAATAGAATGACCACCTATTTTTGCACCGCAGCTTATTGTAACATTGTCTAAAATTGTGCAGTCGTGTCCGATGTGTGCGTGTTTCATTATAAAACAATTATTACCAATAAAGGTGTCAATTTCCGTACCTGCGTCTATCGTTACAAGTCCTGTGATAATATTGTTATCGCCAATGTAAACTTTGCCTTTTTCTTTTTGCCAAAACTTTTTATGCTCGGCTTTGTCGCCTATAATACAATAAGCACCAATGTAATTGCCATCTCCGATAATTACGTTATCGCCAATTATAGCGGTAGGGTGGATAAAGTTAGCCATTCTTTTTTTTATTTTTAGGTTTAGGTTGTTCTTCGTACCAAGTGTATAAGCGTTTAATCATATCGAAGATACAATTACCACACCATACTGTTAAGATAAAATCTGCACTCATATACTTGCGATAAATATGCTCGTACATTTTTAAGATGTCTAAATCGATATTGCGCACATACCCATTTTGTACTGTATGCCAATTACCAACGTGGTCATCTAAAAATTTGCGGTGTTCTATTTCCATAAGTTCCACATTAGTTTTGAAAGTAAAGGTGCTAACACTCCTGGTATAAATACAAACGCAATAACATCGGTACATATTGCAGGTAGTAAATATAAAGACAATCCGCTCCAAGCTGCTAAACAACTCGTGCAACTAAAAGGCTTAAAATCTAACTTCCATTTTCTATGAAATTGGTGTATCTCTACAAAGAATATTGCAAAGCATATCGCTGCTATAATTATCATAATTTTAATATTTATGCCAACCTTTTATCGGTGAGTATTGTATATCTAAAAATGGAAATTTTATATTAAATTTTCCGTGTTGCCAATGTACTTCATTTAATTCTCCACCAAACCAAGCTTGATGCCATACAAATAAATATCCACAAAATAAACTAAAACCACAATTACCGCTATGCAAATTATTTAACATCAAACCAAATTTTGGATATAAACCTAATTTTGGAAAGCTAAATGATTTTAAAAAATATCTACTTTTATATTGTTTCATTTCCGTAGTTGTTTTTTAAGTTCTCGTTTAGTTAGTTTTAGTTCCCTATGTATTGACATATAGGGAATACCTGTAACCCTACTTAGTTCTTTAGCGTTGCAGTTATGCTTAATAGCATACACTCTTAAAAGTTCCGCTTTATACCAGTGCATCTTAGATAACTCATCTTCTACTTTGTTAAGTAAATCTTCGTCTCTATCGTGAACAATTAATTCTACTTCTAAAGGTTTGCGGTATGTCCTATAAAATTGGCTTGTGTTACTTTGCATCATATTAATCATTGTCCTAACCAAGTAGAACTTTAATACGTTGCGTGTACGCATATCAATTAAACGTTCCTCTTCCATTTCACATAGCACCTTAAATAGTTCGCTTCTTAAATCGTCTTGTAAATCTTCAGGCTGCATTTTGTCTATTGCTTCCTTAAGTTCTCGGCTTTCCCAAAGTTCTAATATGATGCTATTCTTGTTCATATTCTTTTAAGGTTAGTTTGCCGTTATCTTCGGTTGCTATGTAACAAAAACAATTTGCCGTTTTTGCTAAGTTTAAAAAAGCTATTTGATAGCTGCTGAGTTTATCTCCTATTGCTTTTGTTTCGCAGTATACCGCTACTCCTGTTTGTGTGTGGAAGCCTACAACATCTGGAACTCCTTTTAGACCTATGAAGGTGCGACCCCTAACCGCTAAGTTATTATTGCGCCATACAAAGAACCCGTTTTTATTTAGGGTTTTAATTGCTTCTTTGGTTAATTCGTTTGCGGTCATATTACAAAACTATATTAAGAAAATGAAACTTTACCAAATTTTATTTGTTCCTCAAAAAATAATGCTACGGCTACGGCTCTTGCTTGGTTCTTAAGCCAACTCTCAGTCCATTCGTCTCGGTATTGTTTTGCGCTAATGATGTCCATTTTATTAGCTTTGTAGGTAATAATCTCCATTAGTTTCTTTTTAGCAAGTGCGCCATCTTCTTTTGTCCATACCTTAATGCCAGAACTATTTAGCTTTGTAAATACGGATAAAGGGTTAAACAACCTGTCAAAAGTTCTATTTTCTAAAAGCTTATATTCTTGGTAACTATAATCAATTATCTCTAAATCGGTAAGGTGTGGGATTGCTTCTACTCGTTCTTGTGGCATCATTTTTCTTACTTCGTTTGCTTTTTTCTTGTACCTATCCATTACCTGACTAAAATAAGCAGGACTGAAGTTCTGGTAATGGTCAATAAAGTCATTGGCTACCATTTGCTTAAACGCTACTTTAACTTCGTTTATTGTAAAGCCACCATACTCGGTTCTTATCCAATCCTCTAAGATTGCTAATTTAACTTCTCCAGGATTGTTGATACCTACAAGCTGCATCAAATAAACAAGGTTTTGTTTAAATATGGTAGAGTTCAGGTTGCGAACCCTCTCCCCCGAAAAGCTTTGCATAATCTCCTTCTCCATAGGAAGTAGAGTGGATATAGTTGTAGTTTCTAAGGTTGTCGAGTTCGTGCTTATTAAGTTTTGGCTTATTGTTTGTAGTTCCTTTTGCATATGTGGTTGAGTTAGTTATCCAATTATTTGCTGATGCTCTCCAATTTTTCATAGGGTTTTTACCTACTTTCCACCCGTTGCTTTCGTAATAGTTAAAAAACTTTTCGGCTTCTATTTTGCCTTGTTCTAATCCAATACGAAAACTAAAATATTCTAAGGCTTGTTCAAAATTACATTTTGCATTTGTATTTTCTGCAAGTTTTTTCTTTACCATTACCTTATCCTTATCCTTATCCATTTCCTTATCCATATCCATAGCACCATATAAGGTGCTTACAAGGGGCTTAAATTCCGCATCTATTAAATTGTATTTTTGTAAAACTTTGATAATTCCGCCGTGTGCTTTGTTGTCTGGGTTAAGTCCACTTGGGTACTGAAAATCTATAAAGGAAGGTATGTACCATTTGTTACCTTCGTCTATTCTAACAACCTTATCTCCAAAAAATTTTAAAGCTTCACACTCCGTTATTTGTTCGCCTATCCTAATTCTTGCTACGTCAATGTCTACCTGCCAAATTCCTGCGTGGTCGCAGTCATCACAGATATAAAGCCATAGAAGTTTGTAAGGTGCTGAAAGGTTGCGGATAAAAGGTTTTTTCCATTTTTCCGTGTCTGTAAATCGTTTTGCCATAAAAAAAGAAAAGACCCAAGAAGGAGCGAACTTCAAGGGTCTTTATTATTTAACCACTAAACACATTATGGGTTCGCTCTTCCTTAATGTGTCTTTATTATACTGCGAATATACACTAAATTTCTTTAAGTTCTAATTTTAAACAAAGTTTTTTTAGCTTAGTTTTAAACCAGTCCTCAGTTTCTATTAGGTTGTTCGCTTGTTTTATGTTATGAATAGCAGTCGTGTGGTCGCTTGTTCCTGTGTATTGGCTTATCTCTTTGAGGCTTAACTTAGTATAACGCCTTAGTAAATATGCCGCAGCCTTGCGCCCAAACGTTGTTTTTAAACTCCTATCCTTAATTAATACATCGCACTCAAACTCCTCGTCTACCAATTTAACAATAGTCCTTGCGCCAATGTCTAACCCTAAAGGCTCGTTATCTTCTATGCCTAACAATCCAAGTTGCTGCATCATTTCGTGTAGCTGCAAATGGGTGTTGCGTTGTGCAAAGTATAACTCCTTTAATTGTCTTATTGATATATCCTTTTTCTTGTTCAGCATAATTAAAACGGCAATCCTTCCGTATCTTCTTTAGGTTTGAAATCATTTACATAAATCTTGTAATCGGGTTGTTTGTCCTCGGTCTTGTAAGCGTTTACCCACATTGAATACTTAACATCGTTAATTGTAAAATTAATTACTTCTCCTTTAGCGGTCTGCTTTTTCCAAGCACCTGCACTCCATTTTTTTTGTTCCATTTTTATTTGTTTTTAATTGAATATTGAGCTACTAATTTACTTTGTTTTTTTGTACCAACGTTAATTAATTCCGTTTGTACTTTGTAGCCTTTGCGTTTTAATTCAAATACTACGGCTGCAAGTCGAAGGCTATTGTACTTCGTTAGAGCCTGAATTGGTGTCAATGTTTTGCCCGAAAGCAAGTGGTTCAAGATTTGTTGTTGTTGTGTCATTGTTATTGATTGGGTTAAAAAAAACGGGTTTGTCTAATTTGTTTTCATACTTTTTAATAAAGGATAATAAGTCCTCGTATGCCTCTTCGTTATACCAAGCGTAATGGTAAACTTCTGCAAGTAGCATCTGCCTTTCAAATGGTAGCAACTCTCTCATTAGCTATTTTTTATGGTTTCTTTAATTTTGTTAAACTCGTCTAAACTCTTGATGGCATTGATTTTCAAAGCAGCCTTAACCTTTTGGTCTTGGGTGAACTTTGTCTTGTCTAACTGCTCAATCAAGAATGCCTTTTGACCTTCGCTTACTTCGTCTTTATGCTCATTAGTAGCATCTGCATCTTTAGTATCATCTATTGCGAACAATCCGTTAAGCGCATATTTACGAGCATAGGAACTTGCTGCACCTGTTATTTGAGAAGCATCCATTCCTTTTTTGTTTTCCTCTTCACGAGCAAGACCCGTGCAGGTAATATTATCTTCTCCGTTACTTAAACAAGCCGTAGCCTTTACATAAACTCTACCGCCAACTTCTATAACCTCATCGCTTAACATTAAAGCGTAGCCGTACTTATGGCAGATAGGTTTTGCAGCTTCGATAATATCTTCTGCACTTCGGTACTTGTATTTAGCAAAAGCATTGAATTGATTTTTAGGTGCTTTCAGTTCCTGTTGAATTTTAATTAGGCTCATTTGTTTCTGGTTTTGTTTCGTCAATAATATAATGTTCTAACACTTCGATAGTCGGCTCTTGTTTTTTTCTCATAGCTATAAATAACTCATAAGCTTGTGAGTAGTCCAACGATATAGTATCTTTTTGGTAGCGACCATCTACTGTTGTATAATAGTAAACATCGCCTCTATGGTTAGTTTCTTTTACAAATTCAATCTTCATATAATTCGGTTTTTAATAGTTCAAGTTCTGCATTGTTTTCAACCCAACGAGTGAAGGTGTAATCGTCATCTTCGTAATCGTAGTTTTTAGGCAGTAATTTTGGATCATACGGGTTTTGTGTACTGCTCCCGTCTTGCAGTAAGATAGTGCCAAATCTCTCGAATTGGAACTTCTGGTAGTTGGTTAAATGTGTCATTTTGTGTTTTGTTTACACAAATCTACTACAATTAACAATACAAAGTGCAAAAGTATTAAATTTATTTTTGCAATAATGTTGCAAATAATGGGTCTTATATAGCACAAAAGCACATCAAATTGTGCAATTTATGACACATTTTGTACATCAGAACGTACAAAGTGAAGGTAAAAGTTGCCAAAGTCGGTAACAAAATGAAGCCAAAAGTAGTAGTTTTACTACCTTTTTTATATGCAAGAAGGTAACATTAGATTGATTTTATTATACTTATATGCTTTAAAGTATAATTAATCTAAAAAGATTTTAAGGGTTTTGCCCCCGTCTTGGAAGGATAATTCTATTGATTTGAAGTCGCCAAGTTCTTGGTATAAAGTTAATATCCTACCTATTGGGCGGTCATTTGTTGCGTGGTTAATTACTTCTAATCTTGTAATGTCTGGTTTGGTTTCGTTTTCCATATTATTAATTTTGAACTTTATAAATTGTATACGGATAGTAATTAACGCAGTAAATCTTAACTACGTCTATATTATTTATTTCTTTATCATATTGTTTTATTGTATATAAATAAGAATAGTGTCCTTCGTAATCATCAGGGTATTTTGTTATAAATGGAACAAACCCTAAACATTGGGCTTGTCCTTTATCTACACCATAATAATCATCTAATCCTTCTTTAATTTCCTCAAAAGATGAAGCAGATAATATTGGCTTATAATCATTCATAGCTATATATGTTACCTTTACTCTTGTAGACATAAGTTTTCCTATTTTATAATAAGTTGCAATTTATAGCAACTTTTGATAATAAAGTTTATCAGAACCCCCGTAAGAATACTCAGGTAGGTAAAGCCTGAAGCCACAATCTATAAGGTTATTAGCTGAAGGAAAGTTGTCTAATGTAGTATATGTAATAGCTATGTGGCAAAAAGTAGATGCAGCCTTTAACCTGGTCTTAATCATTCGCCTTTGTATACCTTGTCCTCTATGTGATTTCTTAACCCACGCTCGATTGAAAATGCAGATGCCTTTGCTATAAATAGAACCGCAGTAAGCTATTATCTCGCCTTGATCTAACATAACCCACCACTCCCGATTGAACTGGAACTCGTCAGCGCAACCCTTAAAGTTAGGGTTGGTATAATCTAATTCTTTTAGTTGCTCGTAGGTTTCTCTATCTAAGATATTACCAAAGCTAAATATCTTTTTTAACCGCATTGATTATCATAATTTTTTTAAGGTATAAACTTAAATCTAAAGCCTCTTCATAAGCGTACTGCATCCATTCGTCTTCTTTTAAATCAGTCCTATCTAAAGTGGTTTTGTATTCCTCTTTGCCTTTTGCCTCACGTCTACGCATATCTTCTATTACTGCTGCTAATATTTTACTATCCATTATTTGTCGGTTTTGCTATGTATCTTAAAACAAGTTTTGCATTTTAATTGAATTTTTACAAGACCACTTGCCGTTGTTCTCCTTTGATTAATAAATAAATCATCGCTTCCACATTCAGGACAAGAGCCTCTATCTTGTCCGAATATAACTCCGTAATGTGTTTTAGGTTCGATGTGGTTTTTAAGTGCGTTAAATACCTGCTCTAATAATACAACATCTTTTTGGCAGTACTTAATCATTTTAGCCATAGCTACTTTGTCTTTATGCAATACGATGTCTTTCCATAAACTATATTCGGTCTTAATCTTAGTGCCAATGCCTAAATAGTCAGCTATATAATTAAGCTTGTTGCTATTAAATCTAAACTTTTGACGTGCTACCTTTAGCGTGTCGATTGTAACGTATTTAGGAAACATCTCAATCCCGTGAAACAAGCAGCGTGTCCTTATCCACGCAAGGTCGAACTTGTCTCCGTTATGCCCTACTAATTCCGAAGCCGTGTTTGCTACTTCAATAAAACTTTGTAGCATCTTTTTGTCGTTCTGTTTACTATCCCATTGTAAATAGTAAACTTCTTTTTCATCTTCCCACTTGTAGCAGATGCAAATGATTGCTCGTTCTTTAATGATACTATCCGCAGTTACATTAAGCTTGTAACCTGCGCTCCAGAAAAAGCCGACGTTGGGAGAGGTTTCGATGTCAAAGAATAGTCGTTTTCGTTTTGATTTTAGCATTGTTTATTTTTGGCTGAATTTATCTATTGTAGTAGTACCCATTGCAGCTATGCAAATAACCATTACGGCATCTACAAGTTTATCCGAAGGGGCAATCTCTTGATGCGTGAAGCTATTAGCTAATAAGGTAACACAGATAAATAAAGCCGATAGTAAAGCAATAACTCGCTTTGTAGACACGCTACCTCTTTCGTCTGATAATAAATTTGCTAACCATTTCATAGTATTAATTTAAGGTGTGAAGTATAATTTTGACTCAGATGCTCTACGCTTTGTAAGACCTGCAAGAACTTTCCCACCGGCTTTATCCCACTTAGCAAACTCTAAAGCTATTGTAGGGTCGTTAGGATTAGCGTTTACCTTCTTTAATAAAGTAGAACTCTTTAGGTTTCCTATACCTGCGTTATAGGCAAAGCTTGTAAGGGCTGCGAATTGATTAGGAGTAACCGCACTCTTAACTAATGGAGCAACTTTGTCTGCAAACTCTTTAGCTATGATTTCAAATAATTCATTTGCTCGTTCTTGGGTAATCTTATCTCCTGGTTTTACAGGTTTGCCATCTTCATAAAACGTATTCCCGAAACCAATAGTCCAATGCCCTGCACTGCATTGATAAGAAGTTAATTTGCAGCCCTCGTAGAATTTAATAAGGTCTTTACCTTTGTCGTTTAATTGCATCTTATTTTATTTGTGAGTATAGAAATAATGTTAGCATAGCAAACAAAACAGAATTCAGCCTATGAAGTTTTAGTTCAAAGTTCATATCCTTTTCGTACTGCTCATAGATTGCTATGTTTTTATAATACCTATTACGATAGTCGTTTAACGTATCGTTTGATATTTTATTGCGTATTGTAAGGGTATCTTTTAGGGTAAGTAGGTCGATGCGAAGGCTATCCCTTGTCTTGATGTTAGCTTTAATTAAGCTATCTATTCGTGTGTTTTGGTAGCTTACTAAATTAGTTAGGCTATCAAATGAGTTGTTAATCTTCTCGCCTTCTGTACGGCTAATAACAATCTTATCCTCGCCGC